GTAGCGGTAACTGGATTTGAACCGGTGACACTTCGGGTATGAACCGAATGCTCTAGCCAACTGAGCTATACCGCCATATTTATTTGTCGCACTTGAACAGTGCTTTATTATTATATCCAACAACTCCCGTTTTGTCAACAACTTTTTCAAAAAAATCTTCAATTTGAAAAGTAAAGCATTAAATGCGCCAAAAAATCGGCTCTGTTTTTGTGGATTTTACCACAACACAAACAGGCCGTCAGGTTTTTAGCCTTTCAGCCTCGATTTACTGTTCACTTTCACCATGTATTACCTACTATCCACCCTTTCGGCATCGACTTTTCTGTGATAGATTTTTCATCTCGTGTCGTTCATGCGGTCAAACCCAGCTCCCGCAGGCATTGGCGGAACATAGTAGCTGCGCTCTTGTACCCATGAATCTTTCTCGGGTAGTTGTTGATCCAGTTCTCTGTTGCGGCGATTTCTTCCGCTGTCACCTTCGAGAAATCCGTGCCTTTCGGGTGCCGACGGCGGATCATGCCGTTCACGTTTTCATTGCTGCCCCGCTCCCATGAAGAATACGGGTGGCAGTAATACACCTTGGTTCGCTGGCTGCCGCTCAGGCAGACTTTTCGATTTCATCCGCCATCGCAAACTCTGTTCCATTATCCACAGTGATACTTTTATATATAGTGCCAAACTTCTCTGCTCCCAGCTTCCGTTCCAAAGCGTCCAGTGCCCGTACCGTTGTTTCTGCGCGGCGGTTCGGAATGAGAATGATGTTTTCGTTTCTGGTCTTGCGTTCTGTCAGTACCAGCAGCGCAACAGTGCTTTTATTTTTGCCGGAGTATACCGTGTCCATCTCCCAGTGTCCAAATTCTTCCCGAGTCTTCACTTCCTCCGGGCGTTTTTCGATGCTCTCTCCCGCCGGTGCCTTTGCCGGGTCCTTCTTTTTGATTTTCTGGTACTCGTTCTTTTTGATTCCATGCCGCGGCAGGGCTTTTTGTGTCAAGTTCAGGAACACTCCCTTTTTGATGTAGCTGTACACGGTCGGGATGGAAATGTGCGTCTTGAACGTCCGCCCTTCTTCCATTGCATAGCCGTACACCGCCGCCGGGGAACAGTCCTTTTCTATAATGGTATTTTCAATATAAGCAGCCAGCTCGTGATCCTTTCCGATTTTGAGACCCGGTCCTTTTTCTCGGAGATGCGCCTGGTACTTCCGCTCTGCAATATCCGGGCTGTATGTCGGGATCAGCTCCCACGTCGTTCCGTTCAGCCTGTCATAGCTTCCCCGTTTCAATTCCCGGTACACCGTGGAGGGGTTGACCCGCAGCTTCTCCGCTATCTCTCGTGTCCTCATCCCTTCCTTTTTCCACTTCTCGATGCGCAATCGGTCTGTAATGGTCAGATGCTTGAACACTCGCACGCCGTTTTCCTCCTTTCGTTTTTGGCGTTTCTTTTCGTTTTAAGCGTAAATTATACGGTGCGTCGTTGTCAATGTGCAAACTTTCCACACTTTGCACGGTTCCTTTGTGCAAAACTTCCAGACAAACAAAAAACTCCCCACCAACTGCCCGGTCAGGGCTGCCAGTGGGGAGTTGCGCTATGCTTTATTCAGCTGTGCGGCGGGTCAATGTACCTGCTTTTTCAGGGTCTCCATCACATTGTCCGCCTGAATTGCCTCTTTCGTGAAACTGTTGTTGTTCCACCATGCGATCAGGGCGGCGACCGTGGTGATGCCAGCGGTCACAAGCTGCTCCACGGTGCTGCTTTCAATGGGGATGATGGGCCTTCCCATCGCAGAAAGCACCTGATTGGCAAGAGCCAGCAGCAGGCAAGCAGTACGGACGATAGTTGCGGTCGAGATTTTGAAGTTACTCATAATTCATTCCTCCATGTTGTCCTGGTTGTCCTGTTCGGACTTCTGTCTCAGGATTTCGATAGCCCCGGTCAGTGCCTTGGGGATCGGCACCCCCATCAGGCCAGCGTTCTCAATGATGGACAAGGTCTCATTCGCAATGAATGCGATCACGGTAGCGTCCCGGATAAAATTAGACCCCATCACCGTGTCGAGGTGGCAGGCCACCAGCACGATCAGCAAGGTCACACCTTTGCGGCACAGACCTTTCCACCCGGCGCGGGATTCCAGTGCGCCGTCTTTGCTCTTCGGGCTGGCGTGGAAAACCCCGGCAACCACAAGGCCCGTGATGTAATCGACCGCCATGAACAGGATCAGCGTCGAAAGTGCAGCATCCCATCCGCCGAATTGACTTGCGATCAGACTGCCGATTACTCCAACCATGGTGCAAACCCCGCTCCTTACTGCATCACCCATCTGCTTTTTACCTCCCGCACGTCAACGTGGACGAAGCCGTCCGTGTAGTATCGGCCAATACCGCCCTTGCCGGGCAGCAGGGTTTCGACGTAGGCCGCCAGTGTATCCACCGACACCCCAGCGATCCAGATGTCCGCAGCCTTTCCATAGAGGTGCTGGCTGTACTTGGACGATTTCTTCTGCCTTGCGTTGTGACTGGCAGTGCGGAACGCGCTGTTAATATTCACTGCCCTGCCGAAGTGATCCCTGATCTTCTGCAGAAGGGTCACAAGCTCGTCGTCAACAAAGATCGGGTCGCTCCTATCCTTGCACTTGAACTCCCGGACGTGGAAGTTCTTGCTCAGTGCCTTTTCCCCATCCTTCGCATAGGAATAGGCTTTAATCGCCATCTTCAACATCTCCTTTCGGGCGCAGGTCCATCCCGCACCCTCTCATGCAGCAGTCCACCATCAGCACACCAAACTCTGCTCGTTCAGTGGCAGTGTCCGCTCCCAGCGTTTCCAGCCTGTCCAGCAGGCTTTCACAGAGGGCAGGCCAGCTTTTATGCTGCATACGGTTCACCAACGATCTCCTCGTACTCGTCCGCCGTAATCCATTTTCTTTTGACGGCCAGCTTTACCGTGGATTTCTTCCACAGGTGAAAATCGTAGTGCTGCTTCACGTCATCGAACTTCGGGCTGTGCTCAATCATGTTACATATCCTCCAAATTGATGTCGGTGCTCAGGGCAAGGAAGTCAAGCTGTGCCCGTACCCGCATTTTGAACAGTTCATCTTCGGACAGTTCCCGCAGGATGAACCACCACTTGCCATCCGGGTTATCCTCGGGCGGGGTAATCTGCACAAGCTCCGCGCTGTGCAGGGTGTCCGAGTAGGCGCACCCGGTCATATCTCCATCACTGGCGGAGATATGCACTTCCGACAAGTTGCCGTCGAACATATCTGCCGTGATCTCGGTCTCCGACTGGAAGTTGTTGCCGCCCAGCGTCAGGTTTTCGATCAATGTGCCATCAGCCAGCGCAACCGTCCATGTCCGTTCTTTTTCCATGTTGGCTCCTTCCCGAACAAGTCCTTAAACAAGTTCGTCATATTGCGGATTTGCTGCCTGCTCATGTACTTGTAGTTGGCGCAAATCCATGATTTGTAAGAATTTTCGATTTCATCATAGGTCATTACCCCGGCATCCATTTTCCGCTTATAGGCTTTGAGCTTCCGCCGTTCTCTCGTGATAGCTTTTGGGCTGATTTTTCGGATGATCCGCCCATCTTCTTGCAAAGAATAAAGCACTTGCAAATGGCGATACTGGCCGGACAACTTGCAAACACGGGTTTTCTTTTCGTTGATGATGATACCCAGTTTTGCCGCCCACCGTCTTACTCCGGCCATTACCTCTTGCAAATGCTCTTTGCTTTTGTCGATGATGTAAAAATCGTCCGAATATCTTCCATAGCCTTTCACCGCACACACGATCTTGACGTAGTTATCAATGGGCACTGGGAGAAATATTCCTGTGTTTTGTGAAACTTGGTTTCCTATGTCCGCACCCTTTCTCAGCATTTTCTCGCCAGTCAGGGCGGATGCTGGAATGCCAACATTGAGCGTTGAACGCACCTTTTCATGGTACATTTTCTCGATTTCCTCATCTGCGAAACGGGAAACATCCAATTCAAAAGTGCGGAATGCCAACCGCAGTTTGTCCATAACATCCGCCAGTTCTTCCGGGTCTTTGATTTCCCGCGCAAGATACTGGCTGAACTGGGCCAATGCGACTTCATGTACAATGTTGTCGTAGTAGCCGGAGAAGTCCGAGAATCCGATGTAACCTTCATTGGTGCCCTCCCGCTCATAGTATTTTCGCAGCTGGATTTCAAAGCGATGCCGATGAAACGCAACACCTTTTCCAACCTGTGAAGACGAATTGTCGTACTGCAAATATTTTTGAAGCAGCGGTGTGAGGTATTCGTCGCAGGTAATGTGGTTCACCGCCTTGTCTGCGGTTGCTGCACTCGTGATATACCGTGCGTGGCCTCTTTCCTTGATGCCAAATTTCAAGCCCGGCTCAGGCTTATATGTGCCGTCCTCCATGGCTTTCTGAATATGCGCAGTTTCGAGCAGATGATTTATCTCGTATAACTGCGTTTTATATTTGAACATCGACGCTTTCATCGCTTTAGTTCCTGCTTCATGGATATAATTTGCATCTGTGTATTTACTCATAGCTCCTGAAATAAACTGCACAATAGCTCCATCGGTCATAACCGGGAACGTCACAGTTAGTATTTATCGCAGATTTCCTACGAAAGGATGACCTTTCCTTTCACAGAGCCGCACCGGGCCTTGCCCTTTGTGTGGTTGTGAAATCCAAAAGCCCGGCAACGGGGCGGACACCAGCCTCATTCGAGGCGTTGTTGTAGTTGCAATTCCCGTTGTTGTTCGCGTTGGCGAAATAGGCTGCCGAGACAACGTACAAAAGTCACCCTATTGTGTTATTATTTTCCTTCCATCTGTTTGAAACGCTTTGCATCTGATTTCCGCAGAGCTTTAATTTTGTTCACCAGTTCCTCAATTTTCAGAGCCAGCTTCGTGAACTTGTTAAAATCCGCAGGCAGAGCCTCCGCTACATACTGCAATTCGTCCATCAGCATCCAGCAGGCGGCAATGGCCTTGTCGAGTTCCAGCCGTCGCGCGTCCAATTCCAGCTGGCAGCTCGGCCAGATGGAGTTTGCCGCACGGAGGTGGAGCGGAATGTCGCGGGAAAGATCGTGCATTCGCTTCCGCTCCTGCTCGATCAGCCAAAGGTTGAAGTCTTGCTCCTGCTCCCGGATTTGTGCGACCGCCTTTTCTCGCTCCGGGCCTGCAGGGATGTACTTCGTCATGGCTTCGAGGTGTTTTTCAAACTTTGTCCTGCTATACCCAAAGGTGCGGGCAAGTTCCGTCGTAACCTCTTTGCTGATCTCAAGCGCAAGGTGGTGCGCTTCCAGTCTGGAAGGTGTTCGTTTGTGTACTGGTACAGACGTTTTCTTTCACTTCCTGTCCTGCTCTCAATCCCACGGTACAAGCCCGTGGGATGTTCAATCAGCCGATCAGCCCGGCAACGGGGCGGACACCAGCCTCACCCGAGGCGTTGCCGTAGCCGCAATTCCCGTGGTTGTCCGCGTCGGCGAAAGAGGCTGCCGAGACAACGTCTCGCAGCCAGCACCAATAACTACGGGTGAAGATCAACCACGGTGCCAGCCGGAACAACGGCAGTTGGGATTTGGAGATCGTGTAGTTGTTCGGGATGTTGGTGCCGTCAGAAGCGGGTGCAAAAATGTGGCTGCCATACATCATGTTCTCATTGGGAAGCTCCACCGTGCTGTCGTACCAGGTGCCGCCGGACGGTCTGCCGTTGGACACGGCGTTTGTCAGATGCTCACGGTGGTTCAGGATGTGGGCAGAGCCAAAGGCAGAATTGAAGGTTGCTTTTGCCTGCGTCAGACCGTTCTTGTACATATCACTGCCCACATAACCACCCTCGGTCGTGTTGCTGGCATTCATGTGGTAGGTGTACAGGTGGTTGCGAGGGATGATGACAACATGGTGCGTGGTGCAAGCTGTGTCACCGCACTGATACCAGTAATCAAAGCCAGCAGCAAGGTAGTCCACGCCGCCGATCTGCCAGTAATCGCCGAGGTAAATGTCCTTGAACGTACCAGCTTTGATAGCCGCGGCCTGCTCTGCGGTCAGGCTGCTGCCAAGGTTCTTTCCGCGATAGATCATGTTGTGAGTGGCAGCATTGTCCATGATGCTGACAGCCTCACCACCGCCGGGCATAATCAGCGGACCCGTCAGCGTGCCGCCGGACAGAGGCACATAGGTTTCCTTTGCTTCATCTTGCAAAGCCTTTTTGGTATCGTCGATTTTGGTGTTGATCTGTTTAACCTGATCGTTCACCATCTTCACGGACGCAACCGCGCTCGGGTCAACGGTCACTTTGATGTTGGCGATATTGGAAATCGCCATGACACCGAACAGTTCAATTACGAAGTCGCTGTTCTCGGTGTGGGACGGGATTTCAACGCCTCGGTCATCCTGCATGATAAGGAGCAGCGTTTCATCGCCGTCGGCCAGCTTTGCGTATACACCGACCTGATGCAGGATATAGCCCGCTTCCACATCACCGTTCGTGATCTGGATTTTGATGCGCTTGCCAGCATCGTTGCCGGTGCTGTCGCTTGCATCTTCGATGCCGAGGATTTTAAGGGTCTGCTTTTCCTCCTGCACATCGGTGAGGGCTGCCAGCGATGCTTCCTCCGTGGTGCCGGAGCCACCCACAGCCTTGGTGATCGTCATCGTTGCACCGGACAAGACCTCAGACATCATACCCGTTCCGACGGTAGTAAAGACAGATTTGTTCCAACTCATGTGTTCATGCCTCCAATTCTGACTTCAATTTGCTGCCTGTATGCAGCAATGCCCGCCGGAGCCAAGGTTGTTGCCTTGTGATCCGCCGGGCGAATATTTCCTTTGATGTAGGCTGTCATCTGCATCCGTATAGCAGCGCAGCCCACCGGGGCGTATGTGGCAGCCTTGTGGTCCTTCGGCCGCAGGATTCCGATGATCTTCGCCGATTCCTGCTGCCGGGTGCCCCACACTCCCGCCTTTGCGTAGGTCGTGGACAGCAATTCACGGGGGCGCAGGGTGCCAGCGATGGGCACAGCCACACGCTGGGTTGTGCCGTGGTAGCCAGCTCCGACGTAGGCTGTGGTCGTATCGTTGAAAATCAGGTAGCTGATCCCTTCCAGGTGCGCCGTACAGCGGCGGGCATATCCCAGCAGGTCTTCCATTCTCTTGATGGTGTAGTAGGAGATGTCGGCGTTCTCCGTGATGTTGACACGGAGCCGCCAGTGCCCCGGCGTTCCGCCGTAGTCGTACCACTCCACGATCTCCGAGTTGGGATAGATTGCTGAGATTGCCTGCTTCACCGCCCATTCAGTGCCGCAGTACCGCCGCACCTCCATGGCCGTCTTGATGACCCGGCGTTTTGTTTCCACCGGGTAATCATCCCGATACCAGTCCACCTTGAACTGAACCGCCAGAACATCCAGCAGGTCTTCCGGCAAAGAATCTATTGCGGTGTAGACGTGGATGCGCTCGATGACTTTCAGTTCTTTTTTCAGCCGCTCCCGATATACTGCGTCAATGACCTTAACCCAGTGCTTCTCTGCAATGCCGGGCGGCAGACCTTCCAAAAGGCCAGTATCACCGATCTTAATCATCTTCGATACCTCCGTAGGTGATCTTGCACTCCGTCACCTTCGACACCTGGATTTTGGACACCACGGTATCAACCGGGGCAGTCAGCCGCGGGCGTTTCGCCCCGGCCTCCCGCACCCGCATGATGAGTTCCGCCGGGTCGATGTCCAAGCCGATTTTTCTTTGCCAGGTCTTGTATTCCTCCACTGCTTTCTCTACGTTCTCCTGGATCAGTCCTGCATTTTTGACATTGCTGGATGCGATGTAATAGGTCAGGTTGATGCTGTACGGCACTTCCTCCGGGGGAACGCCGACCACAAGATCACCCATCGGCTTCTTTATGTCTGCAAAGTAGCGTTCCAGCTCTCGGCATTCTTCCTCCGTCGGAAGCCGGCCATCTTTCAGCAGGAAATAGATATAGACCGTGTACCCATCCTCGCAGATAGGCTTTGCGGCGGTGACGTCGCTGCGCCAGCTTCGGGCAAAGTATTCATACAGATCGACCGGGCCAGCCACGGACACATTGGACGGCGCAATGTAGGCACGTTCTGTCAGGGAATCGTCGTCCTCTTTTTCCACGCCGCCGCTGGTTACGGAGGTATTCTCCACCGATGCCACATACGGGATCGGGTCAACCAGCACGTTGATCTCGCCAATGGCAATTCCCGTGCTGTCTGCGCCGGCATCTACCGCCACCGCCGGAACATCCACGGTCAACTCACCAGCCGGAATTTCCGCATACTCGCTCGTGATGAAATACCGTTTGTCTGCCGTCCGGGTTTGCGTTCCTTCCGGGATGATCGTTGCACTCGTCCGGGCAGCGGCCAGCGTGAACCGCAACACCGTGGTGGCATATCCAGCCTGCAGGCGTTCCGTTCCCACGAAAGGAACGAGGTTGTCCAGGTTTGCCCCGGTGCTTGTGGGCAGAAGTTCCGCCTTCAGAGCGTTCGTGGCATACTCGATTGTGTGATGGGATCGGTGCGCCAGTGTAAGCAGGACAAGCCGCGCCTCATTGCACCGTGCCAACGGGGTGCTTTCTGTTCCGTCAAGCTCCTTATCGAACTTCGCATACAGAGCCTTGCAGTCTTCAATGGCTTCTTCCAGCGTTTCAGCACCTTCAACTTCAATGTCGGGGAGATTTTCAAAAGCCTTGATCTTAGACAAGTTCGTACACCACCTTCGGGATCACTTCGCCGCGGACGACGTCGCTTTCCTGCCAGTCAACCCGCACCACCCGTGCCCGCGGCTCAAACTCTGCTGTCTTCTCGGTCACTTCCCGGACATACAGAGCCTTTGCCACTTCGATGGGCTTATCAAGAAAAACGCCCTGGTCGATACCAAGGCTGCGGTCACCCTCCTGGCTTCCAAGGGGGGTGGAGTACAGTGTGCGCAGGCACCGCGCAACATCCTGTATTTCCTTCTGCGTTGCGCTGTCTTCGGACAGGGCAAGCATCGTGTTGCTGATGTCGATCATACATACTCCTTTATTGTCAGGCTCACCTTGCACTGTACCAGCAGGCCGTGTTTTATCACGGCATCCCAGCTTTCACTTACATCGGTGATTCTGAATCGGTTTTCTGACAGCGGGGCAAAGCCGATGATGAAGTAGTGAACCTCACCGTCTTCCGCCATCTGCGTCAAGCGTTTCAGCATCTTGCGCGGATTCACGCCATGGGCGGCATCCAGCAGAATATCGCAGGTGTACTCCTTGAGCTTCGGGCCGACGTACTCCGGCTTCGCCTTGCCGTTGATGACCTTATGCTCAACCCACTCTGCGCCGGTGCTACCCTTGAAGTTGGAGAGGGTCAGCGTCCGCAGGTGCCCCACGGAGAAAATCACATCTCCGAAAATGCCAACATACATTTCCGCACCTCCTTACGTCGGTGGGCTGGTCTGATTGCCCAGGTTGCCCGTGTGCGTGTGGTTCACCAAAGACTTGCCAGACACTACCACGTCGCCACCGCCGCCGGTGATGTTCACCGTTCCGGCACTGGCCGTGATCGTGCTGGCGGACAGTTCCAGCGTTCCGGCAGCCTTGATGGTGATTCCCGCCGGGGAGTTTACCGTCACGGCTCCGCTTTCGCTGATCGTAACGGTTGCGCCGCCCACCTTGATTTCCAGGCTCTTTGCTTCGAGAATGTGCTTCCCGTCCACATGGTCCGTCAGTTCTTTTGCGTTTGCATCAAACTTTCGGTATGCTTGTCCATCCTTGTTGGAGAACTCCTTTCGGTAGATGCCCTTCTTGCCCTCCGCCGGTTTGATTTTCTCGTTCCAGATCGTGCCCACCACCACCGCATCTTCCGGGCTATCCCCTGGGTGCAGCACAAGCACCATATCTTCCACTTCCGGCGTTCGATACTCCCGGTTGGAGAGAAACGGCACCATCTCGGTCACGGTATCGTCACGATCCGGGTAGTGAATCTCGCAAAGGCCGTTCTCGTAGTCGATGGAACTCACATAGCCCACTCTAACTTCGCTCATGCAAATTCCTCCTGTTCCACCTTGCTGGCCTTGACCTGGGTTTTATATCCGCCGGATGGCGAATAGCTATGTTCCATCTCGTCAATGAAGTATTTCCCGGCCATTTTCCCGAAGCCCACCACGTTGATGCACTGCGCCGATGCTCCCACCGGGTAGCCCGGAATCGTGAAGCTGATGGTTGTTGCGCCGTGGTTGGCGTTTTTGAGCTTGGCGATCAGCCGGGCTTTTGCGTCTGCCTCACTGCTCACTTTGCCGGAAAGTTTCAGCTGCCGTTCCTCGGTGCCCACCTTGACGTTGATATTGATTTTCTTGGTCTTGTTGGTATAGGTGTACACGCCGCCGGTGTAGGTGCCCGTCAACTTGGTACTCCACTTGAAGCTGCCCCGCTCCACGCACAGCGCGGTCGGATTCCCGGGCGGAGCCGCCTCGTATACCGTCCAGACCGCATCCTTCGCTTTGTACTTCTCCCGGTCATAGACCCACAGCTTTGCAGCGTAGACCTTGATAACCAGGGCGTAGGTGTCGCAGAGGTCCTGCAGGAATGAACTGTCGGTGGCATCCTGTTCCTTGGCGTCAATGTCGTGGTCGTCGCCGTCGAACTCAAAATCCAGCCCGTACCGCCCGGCAATGGTTTCCGCAATTTTCTTCACGCTGGTCTTTTTCCAGGTGAAGGTGCGGTTCCGTTCACTGAAACTGGTATCGTTCGGCTTTGCCACGCCGCCCATTGTCAGGGTGTCCGGGGTGCTGGAAAAGCTCATGTCGTCCAGCACAAATGCGCCGCATTCGGCACTGTAATCCCGGTAGCCGCTGCTCACCCCTCCAATGTTCCAGTCCTTGACTACGATGGTCGGGTAGAGTTTCACGCCCTTTTCCGGCATCCAGTCATTCTTCCACTTGTCGGCTTTGGCATTCACCGTAATACTCACGCTGTCGCTCTGCGATGCTGCGGCATCCGTATACCGAAAACTTTCAATGTCAGGTGCGATCTCTGCCGAAACGTCTTTGTTTTCATATTTCAGCAGGATCGTTGCCTGACGGCCTTTGGGTCTCGCTATTGCAAACACCATGCTCATGCCCCCGCTTTCCACGGCGGCAGGGTGCCGCTCTTTTCAGCCGGGAGAGCCGGTGTTGACAACACCAGCCCGGAATCGAACCGGGTAAATTCGATATACTCAGGATTGGCCTGCATCAGCCAGTCAGCTTTCAACTCGCTGCCGTACACGGTGCAGGCGATCTGATCCCAGGTGTCACCAGACTTCGTTGTGTACTCAAGTGCCATAATCCATACGCTTCCTTTCCCGCTCGTACTTCTCCACATACTCACAGAACCGCTCGTACCCGTCATCCATGAGAGAACGCAGATCTTCCGGGTCCATGCTTCCGTAGATGATGAAGTTCGGAGCGTAAACGTATGTGTTGCCGCTGGAACTGGTATAGCTTCGCTGATAGCCTCCCGTTCCGCCGGGCTGCCCGGAGCCGGAGTTTGTGCCATTGTCACCCGTGATGGACGGCACTTCCACCTCCTGCTGGTGATCCCGCAGGTTTTCCAGCATGGCAAGGTTCTGCCGCGTCAAGGCCGCATCGCCCGCCGTCGGGAAGAAGGTGAGGTTGCTCAAATCGTAACCGTCCAAATCAGACAGCCGCTCAAGCTGCGCCTGCGCCACATCTGCCCTTCGAGCAAAGCTCAATGCCTGCTGCACTCTGGAATTATCCAGCACCTTCTGCGCCGTTGCGTTGCCCGATGCCGCTGCACCTTTCAGTGCATCCGCCGCATAGTTGGCAAGTTCCGTCGTGCGCCGGAACGCCACACCGAAGTCAGAGCCTTGGATCATAGCCGATGCAATGGGAACGCCCAGCATCTTGCCAGCCTGCATCCATGTGTCGATGTTCTGCTCACGCTGAGAGCGGCGGAAACTGATGATTGCTTCGGTTCCTGCTTCGCCAGCCAGAGACGGCCCATTGGTAAAGCCGCCGTCCGCAAACTTCGGCAGGGCCACTTCGGTCAGGTTGAAGCCGAACCGCTTTCCGCCCAGAGCGGGCACCCAATCGGGAACAGTGATGTTGATCTTGTTCAGTGTGCGGATGATTGCGTTCACCACGTTCACCACAACGCCGACAATGCCCTTCACCAGCCCGATGATGCCCAGTACCACAGGCTCCGCCACCGGCAGCAGCTTACCGATCACGTCAATTACCGTCTTGATGGCATTCACAAGAACTGTGCCCACCAGACTGACGACGGTAGAAAGCAGCGGCATGACCGCCGGGATGCCCTGGTTCACAACAAAGCCGAACACCTCTACCAGCAACGGCTTGATGTGGTTCGCTCCAAGGTCTACAATCTGGCCGAACACACCAGCAAAGGACTGGATCAGCGGCATAACCGTCTGGATGGCGGGTATCGCCGCACCGAACACATCACCGAGATTCAGACCGCCGATGTTGAAGCCAGACAATTTCTTCTGGATGCTCTGCAGCCCTTCCGGGGTGGTGAGCTGGCCGAAGACCTGCTTGATCGTGTCGCCGATGCCAGAGATTTTCCCGGTGAACTGATCGAAGACAGCAAGCCCACCCTCGCCGAATATCTGACCGACGATGTTCCGCACGTCTTCAAAATGGTCGCCCAGCAGAGATACCACCGCCACCATGGTTCCAAGGCTCGTAATTGCCGGGCCGAAGGTTCCAAGCAGCGACATAAATCCGCCGCCCAGCTTTCCAGCCACAGCTCCAATGCCGCCCGTCAGGTTCAGGCCGCCTTTGCCAAAGACAGCCTTTGCGCCAGCACCAAGGACGTTTCCAATGGTCGCCGTCGCTGTGCCCGCCGGGTTCGCTGCTGCGATCATGGCATTCATTGCATTGGTTGGAATGTTCGCCACATTGTTGATGTAGCCAGCCGCTCCGAAGATTTTCCCAGCAACGGCCTGCATCGGCTTTTTCTTCCCGCTCGTCAACGCATCCGAGTTCAAAGCACCGATCACGCCGCCTGCCAAAGAACTCAGCCGCCCTGCGATACCGCCTTGCCCGGAACTGTTCGCCATCCATGCGCCCATCTTTGCCGATTTCAGGATATTGCTACGATTGCTCCATAGCCCGCTGCCGCCGGAAACTGTGTTCTGGAAAAGGCTGGTCGGACTGAGCAACCCCATCAGGTTGCCGACGGTAATCCCGCCGAACTTTCCGCCCGGGGCACCACTGGCCTTGCCGCCCAGCGTCAGGTTCTTCACCACGCTCAGCGCAGTGCTTCCCGCGCTGTATGCAGTAGGAGCCATGCTCATAGCGGCCAGCGTTGCCAGAATTGCACCGATTGCGCCTGCGGCTTCCGGGCCGTGGTCGGTCAGGTAGTCAATACCCTGCTGAATCCATGGCAATGCTCCCTGTACCGCCCCGCCGATGCCTTCAACTGCCGTGCGCAGCAGGGGCAGGATGGAGTTTGCCAGATTGGACAGGTCGGGCAAACTCTCGTCGATTCCCTTGTAGATGTCCAGCTGTAGGCGGGTCAGTTCCTTTTGCGCTGGTAAGAGCTGCTCTCCAAGGTCTTGCATCAGCACAGTCTTGGCGTTATCCCGCATGGTGCGCAGGCTTTCTTCCGTTCCCGTGTTGATGGCAAACTCCCGCTCCATGCTGTTCGCATAAGCCGCCTCATCGCTGACTTCCGATAGGGTCTTCATCAGCAGATCAAGGTTGTTCGTTACCTT